CAGCGAACTTTTCATCACTTCCATTTGTTCACCCAGTTCATCGAGCTTTGCCTTGCCCAGGAGCTTCTTGGCCTTCGGAAACATTTCGGTTTCCTCTTCCTCGATGTGATGCTCCAACAACTCTTTGACGACTTTCACCCGGCCGGCGAACTCTGGAGTCGAAGGGTCAGTGGCTTTCAGATCGGGCAACACCAGGGAGTCTACGGTGCGGTGCTCTTCCTTCGCCTCGTAGTACATCTCGTCCTGCTCTTTGCCGCCGGCCTCTTTGAAAGCGGGGTAGAGGATCTGCTCTTCAAGCTGGGTATGGATAGTAATCTCCATCTCCAGCTTATCGAGCAGCTCGACGCGTTTTTTCAGAGCGCGGTCAGTGGATTCGCTCAACTGGCTCAGGATACCCTTTACTTTTTCGTGGTCGGCTTTGAGAAGGTCAATAGCGTTCATTTTTATATGCCTCAACTATCACAGGTTAGCGTCAGCAGCTCTCTGGCTGCGGTTCACGTTCTCCCAGTAGTAAGGGCACCTTCTGTGCCAACTGGCCGAAAGTAAAAGATTCAACGATTTCAAGCATTTCGCAGAGCTGATGGCGAGTTGAGGGCATGCACTCTGCACGGATACCGATCTATCCGCCTTGCAGAAGACGGTTATCGCGCGCAGAAAAAAAGCTCGCCAATGGGGAGGCGGGCTATGAAGTTCATGAGGACTTATGAGCATAGCCGAGGCGAAGCTATTTGCATGCGGTGCATCGATTTACACGTCATTCTTCCGCCTCCAAGAGTCGAAGCGTTGACGGTGATGGACGGGTGCTGATGGAGGAGGCGAGCCTTCTCCGCGCATGCGCTCGAAGGGCTGGAGGATGGAGGATGGAGGACGGAATTTAGGCGGGAGGAGCGGGCAACACAAGCCCGGCGCTTGGCCGGGCTAAATGCGCTGCAAAGTTCGGTCTATTTGTTCCAGCCCGTTTTGAAGTCTAGTGCCCGCATCATACCGAAGACATCGCAGCATTGAGCGCCTAACGCCTTGCAGACGTCGGGCACCTTCCTATTTTGTCGCTGTGCGGAAGGCTTGGATGTCTCGAGGGAGACTACGCATCGTTCTACAGGATTTGATAGAGCATACGAAATTAAAAATGGATCTCGTCCAATGTAGGAAAGTTCGTTCTCATTCAAATCAACTGCATAACCGTTATAGGTAACGTGAGCAACGGCAGCGGGATCTGCATCCTCTTGAAGCACCAGACTGTCTTTAACTTCTGGTTTTTTTAGCCATCCAGTCAAAATATCCTCTTTGCCAGCCAAAATCTCTTCATAGATTTCAATTGGCATTTTAACGCGACCATTTTGGCTTTGATGTAGGAGCCAAGACCACAGTTCTGGTACCATTGTTTGTGGGTAATAAACGCCATTAGAAGTAATAAGCGTGTTTGCATCCAGCAGGTAAAGCTTCCTATCAAGCGCCATTATAATGTGCCAACCAAGTTATATACATTGGCGGGCTTTACGCCCAATACTCTTCCGGCTTTTGTGGCCGTTAATGCACCTTCGCGCATGGTTCTTTGAACCAAGTTTACGATGGCTCCACCTAGTTTGTGCCTTTTGACCACGTAATAGCTGGGCCCGCTAGAGCTATCTCGTCCTTCTTTTGCTGCTGCTTTCTGCGCAGCCCACAATTCTCTGAATTTCTGAGAAAGAGTATTCCAGGTGTCCTGTTCAATCACGCCCGATGCGAAGAGTCGGTAAGCGACCAAAGAACTGCTCACATTGATACTTTTAGCAAAGCCAGAAATTTTTTGCGTTAGCACATCAATGTTTTCAGCGTGCCAATTCTGTTTGCTTAAGTCGTTGGCCGGGAGAAGAAGTAGGCTAGATATATCGTTACAATATCGTTCAATTTTCTGTTCCGCTCGACTGCCGCTCAAGCCGGTGACGCCGATCAAAATGTGCGCAAATTCATGAAGAAGCGTAAATGACCTTGCTGGCGGTGCATCCTGATCATTAATTACGATGAATGGAGCTATCTTGTCAGATAACGCGAATCCCCTGAAAGCTTCAACAGGTATGTTCGTATGATGACTGCCAAGGTTTCCAATTAGAAGAACAAATGTCCCCATCTCTTCAATTAGTTTTCGGAGATAAGAAAAAGCTTCTTCGGACTTTCCATAGCGTCTGAATTCATTAATATCGAATCCGATCAACTTTCCTAGATAATCAGAGACTGAAGCAGGTTCCAAATCTACTCTAACGCTGCCAACGTAGTCGCGTGGAAAGGCCTCTTCAACATCCTGTAGGACATTTTTCACGAGGTCTTGTCGCACGTAAATATCACGCAATAGAGCGTCAAGCGGACCCTTGCTTTCGATTCGTAGCTCTTCGGGAAGAGTGCGGAAATCTTCGCCCCTTTCTGCGCGGGCTGGTGGGAATGGCAGATAAAAAACAAGAAGCGGACGTCGATACACTGATGCCATTTTGGCAATAAGTGTTCTGGAAGCCTCTTTTTCGCCATCTTCATAGCGGCGGAGCATCTCAGGGCCAGATACCTTGCTGCCGCCAATAGCTAGAGCCTTGGCAGCCTTTTCTCTGCTCAGGCCGGCAGTTTCTCTTGCCCATATGAGCACGTCTGGGTTAATTCTCGGCATACATCACCGCTTCAGCTCCGTCTTCATTTGCGCATCATCCATTATCACAGTAGCGGGTTTTGCAGGATACTGGGCTTCTCTACCGTCCATCGCAAGCGCCGTGTGCCAGCTAATGCAATGAAACTCCCACACGATCTTTTCAGAAAATTGCTTGCGTTAGCGCGAGTACATCGCCCACCAGAACACATGTCCCAGAATCGAGATCTGCTGCTCCTGGATCTGCTGGAACGTGTAGTCCTCATCCGGATGCTCGTCACGGTTGAAGCTGCGAAGGCGCAACCCGGTAGGGATCCGATAAACCTGCTTCACACGAAGCTGGCCGTTGTGGTTGATGGCGTACATCTCGCCGTCGACGATATCGCTCAGTGAGTTTTTCCCCACATTCACGCCTACGGTGGCGCCGTCGCGCAGCACGGGCACCATGCTGTTCCCGCCAACCTTCACACACTTCGCGTTGCTGAACTGAACGCCGTTATGGCGCAAATCTTTCTTGTTGAAGCGCAGACGTGAGTTGGCGTTTTCCTCGATCGCGAATCTGCCTGATCCGGCCGCCAACTCGACTTCGTGAAGGAAGGGGACGTAGACCTCGTCGTCATCGAGAGGTGTTTCGTCGTCCCAGGTCTCGATGGTTCCCAGTTTTATGCTGGGCTGGATGCGATCTTGCTGCACTTTGGCGACAGTAGAGACCAGCCGAGAACTAACCTCGCTCGCGTCGAAATTCAAAGCCTTTGCGAGCTTCAGCAGCGCTTCTACATTCAACGGCACTTTGCCGGTTGCGTATTGACTGAAAGCACTCTGGCCAGACCAGCCACAAGCCTCGGCCACATCCGCTTGCGTCAAGCTACGCCCGGCAGCTTTTGCAGCTGATTTCCGCTGTTCGTAGATGGCCTTGAGCCTGGCGCTCTCGGCGACTTCTTCGGGTGTAAGGGGGCGGCGTATTTTCATACGGACAAGAGTATTAGCAGAGCTGATATCCAAGCAAACAGCACTGCTAGTATTTTGTTGCTGATAAAAAGCAGCGCTGCTACTATCCATGGCAGATATCAAGCCGTGGAAATTCCATGAAAAAGATCCCTTTGAGCAAATACCTAGAAGAGCACGGCACTCAAGCCGCGCTTGCTACTGCTCTCGGCGTGAACCAGAGCGCGATCTCGCAAATGGTTCGAGCCGGCAGAAGCATCGAAATCACTCTTTATGACGACGGCCGTATTGAGGCGAATGAGATTCGTCCGATCCCGGCGCGCCCCAAGCGCACAGCAGCCTAAGGCAGTCATTGCTTACTGCCTGAACAAATGATCGCCCACGTACTGGCAGGGCGCCACGGAAACAAATTTGAGGTTTTACGAATGGAAGATTTTCTGCGGGCCTGCCAGAGCGCTGTCCTCGACAACGAAGCCAAGACCCTTGCTGCAAAGATGGGCGTTCCTCACGTTGGCCTGCTTCAGCGCGCCAATCCGGACAACGACGCACACCACCTGACCGTGGAGCATTTGTTCGGGATTCTGTTGCACACCGGCGACATGCGCCCTCTGGCTGCACTGGCGAGTGAATTTGGTTTCGACATCGTTGCGAAAGCTGCGCCGGACCCGCAAGCATTGACCAAATCACTGATCAACGTCGGCAAAGAGGTCGCCGATCTGACCATCGCGGTGCACCAGGCGCTGGATGACAACCACGTCAGTTCTTTCGAGAAAAACTTGATCCGCCAGGAGATCAACCACGTTCGGCAGAGCCTAGACGTGATGGATGCCTCGGTGAAGGCCGCCTGAATTCCGGGCACAAAAAAGCCGACGTAGAAGGTCGGCTGATTCGCAAAACTAGAGGGGCCGATTATGCAGAGCCAACCCAATTCAAGCAATACCCCCCAAAGTGTCGCGACACGTTTTTCTAATTCTGAAAACGTGTCGCGTACCACTATGTCCTCTCGCGAGATCGCAAATGTCACCGGCAAGCGCCACGACAATGTAAAGCGCGACATCCTCGCCATGCTGAAAGAGCTGAAAATCGATGCCCTCAAGTTTGAGGATATCTATCTGGACGGCCGCAACCGAGAGCAGGTCCAGTACCAACTTGACCGCGAGCACACCGATTGCTTGCTGACTGGCTACAGCGCGCCGATGCGGATGAAAGTAATCCGCCGTTGGCGAGAGCTGGAGCAGCAAGAAGGCGCGCGCCTGGCCGTGATCGCCAATGGAACGAAGGTAGTCGGCGAACTGGCGATCCTTGAGTGCTTCACGCGGCTGCTTAAGCCTGCACCGTCCAGTCAGGTGCTGATGCTCGCGCAGATCGCGAAGAACAATGGCCTGGAGTCGAGCTTCCTTCCCGGCTACGCGATCGATGCGGCGCCTGACGCCACTGGCGGATCTTCGATACCAACCAAGGCCCTTACCGCCCTGATCAAAGAACACGCCATTAGCAGCACAGCGCCAGCCTTCAACCGCGCCCTTGCTGCCCATGGCTACCTCAAGACTCTGCAGCGACGTAACTCCAAAGGCGAAACAGTCGACTTCTGGTCCGTCACTGAAAAGGGCCTCAAGTACGGCAAGAACCTCACCAGCCCTCAATGCCCGCGCGAGACGCAGCCTCACTGGTACGTCGATCGCTTCCTCGAACTGGCCAAACTGGTCGGGAAGGCCTGACATGCAATACACCGTCACGATCAACCAGGTGAAGGCGCTCGAGTGGGGGCTGAACTCTCAGCAGGCCCTGCTGTTCGCCTTCATCTACGGCTGCCCGAGCTGGACCAAGCCAATCAAGACTGACGACGGGATCTTCTTCGCGCTGAGCAAGGCCAAGATCATCGAAGAGCTGCCGCTGCTCACTGACAAGCCAGACACTGCTTACCGCATGCTGAAGGCCCTGGAAGAGGCCGGGCTGATTGAGCTTTCCAGCACTTCGAACATCACGCTGTTTCGCCTGACCGAGAAGGCGATCGAGTGGAACCAAAAGCTGGATGGGTCGGAAAAATATCCGACCCCACCAAAGAACGAAGGTCGGAAAAAAATCCGATCTACCTCGGAAAAAAATCCGAGCAAGGTCGGAGAAAAATCCGAGCCAAGGTCGGAAAAATCTCCGACAAATCAGGATACCAATCATCAGGGTACTAATCAGGATACCAGTCAGGACTTGCAAGGCGGCTCGGACAAGCCGACCCGCAACCTAGTGCTGGTGGTTGATCGCACCGATACGCCACGGGTTGAGATTCCCGCTGACATGCCGGGCCCCAAAGACCAGTCCTGCAAAACCTTCAAGGTCTGGGCGAACTACGCCATGGCCTACCGAAAGCGCTACCAGGGTGCTTGGCCGGTGTGGAACGCCAAGGTCGGTGGCCAGCTCGGCCAACTGGTCGACCGCCTCGGCGCCGATGTTGCTCACCACGTCGCTGCGCACTACCTGAAAACCAGCGATGCCGCCGTCCTGCGCAAGTGCCACAGCCTCAACGAACTGCTGGCCAACGCCGAGAGCTACCACACCCAGTGGGTGACCGGTCAGCGCATCAACGGGACAACCGCACGCCAGATGGAGCGCACCGAGGCGAACGTCTCCGCCGCCGAACAAGCTGCACAAATGGTCTTGGCCAAGCGCAATGCAGGGGAGCGCAATGAGTACCTTTGAAATGAACGACCAGCAGGTTGCTGGCCTCGCCGCCGCGATCTGCGCTACAGCCGAGGCCATGGGTCAGGAGATGAACCCAGGCACCGCGGCGATGATGGCCGAAGATCTTTGCGCTTACTCGGTGCCTGCTGTGAAGGCTGCGCTGAAGGCCTGCCGCTTTGAGGTGAAGGGCAAGCTGGCGATGGCCGACATTCTCCAGCGAGTACAGGCCGCTGATGGCCGCCCGGGCAAGGATGAAGCATGGGCGATCGCCATGACCACCAATGATGAATTTGAAACCGTGGTGCTGACCGACGAAATCCAGCTTGCACTGGCAGCCGCGAAACCTGTCCTCGATGCCGGCGACAAGGTCGGTGCGCGCATGGCGTTCAACAGCGCTTACGAGCGTCTGGTGGGGCAGGCTCGGGAGGACAGCAAGGAGGTGAACTGGCATGTGTCTGTCGGCTTCGACGCCAACCGTCGCACACAGGCGATCACTAAAGCCGTGCAAATGCAGCGAATCCCACAGGAGCGCGCTCAGCAGTACCTGGCCGACTTGAGTGTCGCCCCGGTCACTGAAGACGGAAGGGCCGTCGTTGCGCTGCTCACCGGTGAGGTCGCGCGGCCTTCGCCAAAGCTGCGCGAAAAGCTCGCCGCGGTGAAGGACTCGATGCTGGCGATGCGCAAAGCCTCGGACGAGGAAAAAACAGAACTGCGAATTTTGGCAGCCAACGAGCTGGCTGATCGCCGGGCGCTGCTGATTCGGCAGGCCGAACAATTGAAAGCAGGGAGCGCGGCTCAATGACCGATACCACTGAACAGAAAAAGCAGGCTGAGGCCAGCTTCAAAAACTTCCACCGCAGCCTCTGCGAGCGCTTCGGCTACTTCCACGATGAGATCGACTGGCAGCGTGACCAGGTTTCGCTGGAAGAACACATCGCCACTCAATTCAGCCACGTCAATGCGGAAAACGCGGCGCTGCGTGGACAGGTGCAAGCGCTGCAGCGTGGTGCCGGCCAGTTTCAGGAACATAACGATGCTTTGCTCGAAGGCATGACACGCATCATGCAGTCGACTCGCTTGGGCGACCCGGCCTTTGCCATAGCGTGCGAAGTGGTTGGGGAGCTTGAGCATTCCGCTGGCAGTCGAGCGGGCGGGGAAGGAACAGAATCCAGCCTCTCGCTTTCGCTCAGACTTCCGAAAGGTTCGCGCGCGCATGAGGCTGGTGAGCAGAGTTTATGCAACGAAAAAAGCATGATCAAGGGGGTGGACCATGGCTGACAAAATCTCCGTGAACTGCCAGGCCAAGCTTTCCGAGGCTATCACCGCTATCAGTGCCATGTACCGCGACAAGAAGTTCGTCGTGGTCTCGCTGCGCCCCGGCAAGGATCGGACGCTGGACCAGAACCGTCTGTGGTTCGCGATGTACAAGCGGATTGCTGAGATGACCCAGATCGGCGACGAGGCGGACGCTCGCCGATACTGCAAGTTGCACGTCGGCGTGCAGATCCTGCTGAACGAGGATGCCGGGTTTCAGGCGGAGTGGTACCGGGTGATGCGTCATCTTCCTTACGCGACAAAGCTGGAAATGATGGGGGGCTGCCATTTGTTCGGCCCGGACGGTTTCCCGGTGACCAGTCTTTTCAATCGAGCCCAGGGCGTGGCGTACACCGACCGCATTGTCGCGCGCTTCGCACCGCAGGGTGTGTACTTCGATGATCTTCTGAGCCAGGAGGCTGCATGACGATTGAAAGGAAGCAGCCGCGCCCGAAAAAGTGCTCAGTCAAAACCTGCAGGGCCTCATTCGTCCCGAAGGTGAGCTTTCAGTCTTGGTGCTCGCCGGACTGCGCCGTTGTCATCGCGCGGGACAAGCAGGAGAAGAAGCGCAGGTCGCTGGCCAGCATCGAGCGCCGCGAGATCAAGGTACGCAAAGAGAAGCTGAAGAGCAGGGCGGATCATCTACGCGAAGCCCAGGCCGCGGTGAACGAGTACGTCCGCCTGCGTGACGCGCACCTGCCGTGCATCAGCTGCGACTCAATGCCGAACGACAACGACCTCATGACCGGCAGCCGATGGGACGCCGGCCACTACCGATCCGTCGGCGCCTGTCCGGAGCTGCGCTTCGAGCCGCTGAACATTCACCGCCAGTGCGTGAAGTGCAACCGCAACCTGTCCGGCAACGCAGTCGAGTACCGCATCCGGCTGGTGCTGCGCATCGGCGCCGAAACCGTGGCCTGGCTGGAGGGGCCTCATGAGCCCCGCAAGTACACCGTCGAAGAAATCAAAACCATCAAGGCCGAATATCGGGCAAAGACCCGCGAACTGAAAAAGGGGCAGGCAGCATGAAATTGATCAACGCACGTCAAGCGTGGACAGACGCACAGCATGAGTCGAACGCCTCAATCAGTGCGGCAGCGGCTGACCGGGCAAAATCCGCGACTGTCGTCCGGAAGGAAAAGGCCGCGCTTCGAGAGGTCATCTTTGCCGCGCAGGGCGAGGACAAAGAAGAACGGATCATGGCTGTGCGCCAGAAGATCCACATTGCCGAGACGCGCCGCACGCCTATCGGTCGTTCGACACATCGAGCCGCTCACCTTGTGACCATGGGGAAGGTGCAGAAGGCGATCGAGTCGTTGCCGTTCCAGGTGCAGCAGTTGGGGCATTACCTCTACCACCCCTGCATGACAGTCGTTCACATGCTCAACGCCGAAAAGCTTATCTGGTCGGATACCGACTTCAGTGCGCTCACTGATGCCAAGGCATCGAAGGTGCATTGCCTGATCACCTGCGCTCTGCAGTCCTACAAGGCCGAGGCGAACGGGGGTGATGCATGGGGCCCAGCTCGAGTGTCTGACGCCATGATGAAGCTGTACGGAATCGCTATCCAGCCCAAGCACTGGGATCGCGATTGGCTCGAAATCTGGAATTTCCTGCGAACGGCCATTGCGGAAGTGGATATTCAGGCTCAACAACCTTTGTGGCAGGTTATTCACGCAGAAAATTCAGAGGATGCGGCATAAAGGTGTTGCCATGGTGGGGAAATTGATGTACTTTTCCCACACTGCGCAACTTACCTCCAGCGCACGACAACTTCGAAACCCGGCCATTGTGCCGGGTTTTTTATTGCCTCGAATTTACCAGTAGCCAGGACAGCCTTCGGGAAGGCCTGGACGTCGATAGCCGGATAGTGCGACGTACGGAATCAACACCGGCAGCCCGCGCACCCTGACCTCAACTTGCTTTCAGGGTAGCGCGAGACTGGATCAGCGAGATCGATGCATTGGGGCGTCGACGTTGAGAAGGTTTTTGGCAGACAGCTCGGAAAGACGAGCGACTATTTCTTCCTCATTTGACGCCTGATGCGCATCCAGTCCTGATAAGCAGCGGTCCGTTTTGCATCGGCTACGGCTTTCATTTCCGTGAAGCGGGACCATGCCTCCGCGCTTTCCGGATCGGCTTGAATGATCTTATAAGCGGCGTCATCGAGTAGATCTGCCTCGCGAAACATTTTGGTATTGGAAGCAATTTCGTCATCCCAACAGTGTTCATCGAAAAAGCCCAGAATGCTCTCTGTCATTTGCTTGATCCTCTTCCCAGGCAATGGCGGAAGACTCGCGCCATCGCACATCGGTGACCCCGAAGCGCTCGGCCATAGGCTTGGTGAAGCGCTTGATGGGAGGGCGGCCTGGTCTTGGGATAGGAGCAATGCCCGCGTCACAGCTCGCCCATTGCCAGGCTTCTGCATTGTTCATCACCTTAGTCCGAATGACGAACGACTTAGGTTCTCCATGAAGCTTGTAATCAACCACGAAAACATCGACCTGTTTCATGAGTCCTCCTATTGCTCATGAACTAATGATTTTGCGCCTTTAAGAAAATTCAAAGAATTGTCGGACAATCCGTAGTTCTTTGATTTAGCTCACTTATTTCCCATAGTCAGAGCGATCCTTGCGAAGACCCTGACAATGAATAGCCACTCCCTGACGGGGAGGAAACGAGATGCCAAACATGCCAGACAAACCAGACACATGGGCTATAGCGCTTGCGTGGTTGAGCCAGCATTCGCCGATCCTCTATGCGGCTGCGCTGTCCTGCGCAATGGCCGTCTTGCGGATCACCTACGGCGGCGGCACGCGTCGCCAGATGCTGGTGGAGGGCGCCATTTGCGGCGGCCTCACACTGACCATCATCAGCGGCTTGGACTTCTTCGGCCTGCCCCAGAGCATGGCCACCTTTGCCGGTGGCTGGGTTGGCTTCCTGGGTGTGGAGAAGATTCGGAACATTGCGGATCGGGTAACTGACTTCAAGTTGCCAAGCCGCAAGCCGGAGTAGGCCTGGCCATCAAAGAGCCTCTATGCTTCGATTTGCTCGGGGCAGGTCAGTCGTTCATTCAGCTCTTGGCAATAAGCTTCTGCCTGCGCGGCCTGAAGGAAGTTCTGATTGATCGCCTGGCCTGTTCGGACATCGACGATTCGATAGTAGAAGCCGTTCAAAACGCCGTTGGCTGGTCTCTTTTGCACGATGAACACTTCTTCCATGGATACACCCCCCTCGAGTCAATTCTTACACCCTAGTAGGTGAGAGCTCATTTTCCAACTAAACGGATGAGTGGGGCTTCGGCTTGCCGATTGAACGCTTATGAATTTGTCGAGACACGTTTCGCGAATCACTTAGCTGTGTCGCGACACCGGAGTGAGCATGACCAACGTAACCCGACTGCGCCACGCGCACCCGTTGAGCGGGGACATCAACAAAGCCCTGACCGATCTGGATAGCGCGATCGCCAAGGCCATAGACGCTGCCAAGTCTGCCGGCCTGCCTCAGGGCTTGATCGTCGCCGAGCTGCACGGGCACGCCCACGCACAGACCCACAACATGGTGAGCAAATGACGACCATTGCCTACAAAGACGGCGTGATCGCCTATGACTCCCAGATCACCAGCGGCAACACCATCACCTATGACGACTATCAAAAGTGCCATGAGGTGAAGGGCGTCAAGTTTTTCATGAGCGGCAAGACGTGTGACTACACCGTGCTGCAGGACGCTTACTTTGGCGGAGTCGTTAGCCGGGAAGTCGATGCCTCGGCAATAGTTGCCGATAGTGATGGGCTTTGGTGTGTCGGTGCTGGGGTTCCGGAAGGTTTTTGGAAGAGCCCGATCATGCTCGACTCGGTCTATGCAATCGGCTCCGGCGCGGATCATGCGATCACCGCCATGGACATGGGCGCCACTGCGTATGAGTCCGTGCAGATGGCCGCGAAGAGGGACACTGGCACCGGCGGTACTATCCGTGCGGTGATCATCAACAAGGGGATGGCTGATGCAAAGACCAATGCCCCCGGAGTCACTGCTTGAGCTGTCTGACCTGTCCAGCTTCGATGTTCGCCTGATCCCTGCTCCAGAAGTTTGGGATTGGCTCCAAGCAGAGATCCTCGCTGATACCGGCAGCATCCACAACGAAGAACACGCCCATCTGATCGACGCGGACATTCGTGTGATGTGGGCGTCTGCTGCCTTCACGAAGAAGGGGCGCACGGTAGTGGGCCAGGCCGAGCAGGTAGCGTTCCGCGCCGGTGGTTGGCAGAAGGCCCGGATGGAGCAGCAGATGCGAGATTGGTTCGGCGATGTTCCGGCCTACATCATCACCCTGGCTGCCGACTACTGCGCCCAGTGTTCCGACGCTGACTTCTGCGCTCTGGTCGAACATGAGCTCTACCACATCGCCCAGGCGACCGATCAGTATGGCGCACCCAAGTTTACCCAGGAAGGATTGCCCAAGCTTGAGATGCGCGGACACGACGTTGAAGAGTTCGTCGGTGTGGTGCGTCGCTACGGTGCAAGCCCGGCGGTTCAAGAGCTTGTAGACGCTGCAAACAATCCTGCTGAGGTAGGGAAATTGAACATATCGAGGGCCTGCGGAACCTGTCTGCTCAAGTCGGCCTGATTCTGGACAGGCTCTGGACGGATGAAAATCTATGGCAGCCCTTCAAAACGACGTGAAGGCCTTTATCGTTCAGGCCTTGGCGTGCTTCGACACGCCGTCACAGGTTGTTGAAGCCGTCCAAAAGGAATACGGGATATCGGTGACCCGCCAACAGGTGGAGACACACGACCCCACGAAGACATCAGGGAAAGGCCTGGCAAAGCGCTGGGTGACGATGTTTGAAGATGCCCGCAAGCGCTTCCGCGAAGAAACCGCCGAGATCCCGATCGCGAATCGTGCTTACCGTTTGCGCGCCATGAACCGGTTCGTGGAGAAGGCGGAGACGATGAAGAACATCGGCCTGGCCATGCAGATCCTCGAACAGGCCGCTAAGGAAACCGGTGACGTTTATGTTAATCGGCGCATAGAGCCTGACAAGACGCTTGATGAAGAGATCAAGGTCCTTGAGATCGAGAAGCGCAAAGCCGAACTCAAGCTGATAGAGAAGGGTGGCGGTAACTCCAACGCCCAGCTTCTGGCTGATCTGATTGCGAGGCTGCCTTCATGATTGCCAATACCGGCAACCTATTGCTTGATCGCCAGTTGGCGCGCTGGTATCCGCTCAAGGATCACCCGGTGCAGCTCGCACTGGTTGCTGCTGTCGCGGAAGGCATTCGTTTCCCGTTGGTTCCTGCAGGTCGCCGGAGCGGTAAGACCGAGCGGTTCAAGCGCTTCCTGGTGAAGCAGGCATCCGCCTACACCGGCATGTACTTCGCCGCTGCGCCGACGCACGCGCAGGCCAAGAAGATTTTCTGGGATGACCTGAAGGCTTTCACGCTGAGCTGCATGCACAGTCGCCGACCTTCTGAGTCTGACCTGATCATCTACTTGGACAACGGTAGCGAGATCCACGTCATCGGGTTGGACAAGCCGCAACGTATCGAGGGCATCCCTTGGACTGGAGGCGGTATCGACGAATTCGCCGACATCAAACCGGATGCCTGGGAGGCCAACATTCTCCCAGCGTTGAACACCGTCAACCCAACCATGCCGGATTACCGAGCCTGGTGCTGGCTGCTCGGCGTTCCGGACGGTCTGAACCACTATTACGACCTGTGCATGCAGGCTGAGTCGGGCAGTGATCCGAACTTCCGGGTGTTCCATTGGAAGTCGGCCGAGATCCTGCCGCCCGATGTGATGGACGCGATGAAGCGGGCCATGTCGGCCAAGCAGTTCAAGCAAGAATTTGAAGCCTCGTTCGAAACAGCGTCTGGCCGGATCTACGAGGACTACAGCAAAGCGAACGTCACGAATGCCGCCATTGAGCCGCACGAGCAACTGATGTGGATGCACGACCAGAACTTCACACCTCTGTCATCCGCGATCGGTGTCCGGCGCAATGAGGGCAAAGACCTTTATCTGCTGGATGAGATCGTGCTGATCAGCGCTGTATCGAAGCAGTCGGCTGCTGAGTTCGTGGACAAATTCAAGGACCACAAGAACAAGCACGTCCTGATCTATGGTGACCCTGCGGGCAAGGCCGGCGAAAAGCACGGCCACGCCTCTGACTACACCGAAATTGAGGGCGTGCTGAAGGCCAATGGCTGGACGTACACACGCAAGGTCAAGCCGGCACACCCGTCCATCAAGGATCGGCAGAACGCCGTTCGGGCAAAGATCCTGACCGCGTCAGGCGAAACCAGCCTGTTCATCAACCCTGTTACAGCGCCCTGGTGCCACAAGGGATTGAGCACGGTTCAGCTTCAGGCCGGGTCAACGTTTCAGGAAGACCAGAAGAACGACTACCAGCACATCACCACGGCGATAGGCTATTGCATCGACGTTGAGTGGCCGTGCATCAAACGCACAGGCGGAACACGCCGAATTGGAGGCTTGGCCTGATGCCAGTGCAATCGACAAACCCGGACTACGACGCGCACATCGCCGAGTGGGAGATGATGGATGACGCGCTTGAGGGTGAGTGCGCCGTCAAGCGCAATGAACGGAACCTGCCCAAGCCGAGCGGCATGGTTGAGGCCGAAAAGCTCGACGCCGCCGGTAACAAGTACCTTTACGCGAACTACACGGCCCGCGCTCAGTACGAACACTGGGTGCGCGACTCTCTGCGCTCGATGATGGGGTTGGTATCTCGGCTGATCCCGGAAATCGAACTGCCCGCAGGTTTGAAAGGGTTGGAGGACAACGCTACGGCGGACGGCTTCGGCCTGAAGCAGCTGTTCTTCCGCATGGTGCGCCAGGCTATCTCGCACGGTCGGGTGCCGCTGGTGGTGAACATTGATGAGCGCGGTGAGCCGTATTTCTCGACGTATGCCACTCGCAATGCCATCAACTGGGACACCGCCGATCAGGGTGGCCGGCAGGATCTGGTTCTTTCGGTGTTCCGCGAGTTTCGTAAGAAGGGCGGCGATCGCTACAGCCACGACTGCGACACGGTTTTCCGTGAGTTCTTCATGCAAGGCGATACCTGTTACACCGCGGTGCGTAACGAAGGTGGTGAGCTCGTCGAGGACGAGAAACCTCTCGGAACCACCGGTACCGACAACCGCCTGGTGAAGGGGTTGGCATACCTGCCGGTGATCTACTGCGGATCGACCGACAACTCGCCGGACGTCGACGAGGTGCCGCTGTTGACCATGGCGCGGGCGGCGTTGAAGTCGTACCAACTGAGTGCTGACTACTTCACCGCATTGCACCAAACCAGTCATCCGCAGCCGTGGGTATCTGGTCTCGATGAGTCGGTTGAGCTCAGCGTGACGGGACCATCGGCGGCATGGGATCTTGGCCCCAACGGACAGTGCGGCTATCTGGAATTCCAGGGTGCAGGCGTCGAGGCTGTGCGCAAAGCCATGGATGCCCAGAAGAACGCCGCGCTTGAGGCTGGAGCCAAAGTAATGGACGTGGGCGGCACTGAGTCGGGAGAGGCACGCAAGACACGCCAGAACGATCAGCACGCCACGCTGCACAGCATTGTCGTTACGGTGGCAGAGGCGGTGGAGCAGGGGCTGCGATATGCGGCCGAGTGGAAAGGGTACGACCCCACGCAGGTCAAGTTCAAGGTACATCCTGAGTTCGTGACCCCGGTGGTCGACGCCCAAGTGCTCGCCGAGCTGCTGAAAGGTGTGATGGCCGGGACGATCAGCGCCGATACCTACTGGCAGTACCTCACCACCGGCAAGCTACCAGACCGCCCATATGAAGATGAAGCCGACCTGATCAGCGATGAGCGCGAGTCGGCCGGCATCAACCTGGACAAAGAAGATGCCAACGACAAGCCAGGCTCAGGCGGACAGCCAACTGCTGGAGCAGACGACCCGTCACTCGGTAATGCTGGAGCGGCTTAAGGCTGGCGAGGTCAAAAAGTTCGAGAAGTACCTGCGCCAGATTGACAAGCTGGTGCGCGAGCAGTTGACCCGCAAGGAGCTGACCACCTACACCCGCGACCGCCTTGAGCAGTTCCTGGCCCGGGTGGACGGCAAGCTGCTGAGCATCTACAAGGCCTATGGCGGTCTGGTGCAAGCCGATCTGGTCGATATCGCGCTGTACGAGTCGACCTTCGAGGCCAAAAGCTTGAGCAACGCGCTGTCAATTGACGCGGTCGTTCCGACCAACGCCGTGATCCGAGCGGCGGTGTTCTCCTATCCGCTGCAGGTGAAGGGCATCGATGGCGGCAAGCTGCTGAAGAGCTTCATCGGCGGCTGGTCGCGCACCGAGACGATGCGGGTCACGAACACCATCCGCCTCGGCTTCGGCCAAGGCCAAACCAACGCTCAGATCATCCAGGCTATTCGCGGTACCGCAGCGCAAAACTTTACGGACGGCATTCTTGCGGTGAGCAATCGCAACGCCGCATCTGTGGTGCAGACTGCGATCCAGCATGTGGCCACCACGGCACGGATGGAAACGTTGAAGGCCAATAGTGACGTGGTGCTGGGCTATCGGTGGGTTTCGACGCTCGACCGCAAGACCTCACAGCAGTGCAAGGGCCTGGACGGCATGCGCTTCGATTTGGGCAAGGGGCCTTTGCCGCCGGCGCACATCAACTGCCGGTCGGCCACGGTGCCGACCACCAGGCTTTCGGAGACGTTTGCTAAGGACACCACGCGCGCCTCGGTAGGCGAGAACGGCGGCGCGCAGGTCGATGCCAGCCTGAACTATTACGAGTGGCTGGCAACGCAGCCGGCGAGCTTTCAGGATCATGCGCTCGGTCCGGTGCGGGCCAAGTTGTTCCGCGATGGCGGTCTGACTCCTGAGAAGTTCGCCAAGCTGCAACTCGATAAGTCGTTCAAACCGCTGACACTGGCGCAACTGAAAGATGTGGAACCCGACATGTTCACCCGAGCAGGCGTTACACTCGGCGCTCAACCGAGTTGAGATAGCGCATGCAGATCATCGTTGAGGACGGGAAGGGCAGGCCAGACGCCAATAGCTTCGTGCCGCTGGAGAAGCTGACCTTCTACAGCGACTACTACGGGTTCCGTATTCCTGAAGCCGAGGCCGATCAGGTCGAACTGCTGCTGCGCGCCGCAGCCGATATCAACGCTCGTCAATGGAAGGGCGGTAAGGCCAATCCCGATCAGGCTATGGCCTGGCCGCGGCGCGACTGCAAGATCGAATACCAGACGCTCTCCGAAACATTCGTGCCCTTTGAACTCGAATGGGGCCAAGTACGGCTGGCGGTCGAGTTGTTCGCCGCCGAGCAGGGCTTCCAGATCGAAGAGCCAACTCACTGCACTGAACCAAACGGCCGGCGCACGCGGTTGAGCCGCGATACGCCCGGATTGCGCATGCGCCCGCCGCCATATGCCCCGAGCAGGACGCAGTTCGCTGATTACCTGGTCATGCGCGGGCTTTCGCTAGTCCGATAAACCACAGAATTCACACCAAGCCGCCCAATGGGCGGTTTTTTTATGCCCGTCAGGCGGGCCAACCAATCCCCAGGGGATACCCATGCCATTTGAATTTGACCCGGCCGCCGCTGGCCTCACCCTCGACGCAACTCAAACCGCAGCCCTCCAGGAGGCGCTTGGCGGAAAAGTTCAGGAGTATCTGGACAAGGAAGTAAACGGGCTCAAGTCCAAGAATCAGGAATTGCTGGGTTCTAACCGTACCATCAAGACCGAACTGGACAAGCTGAAAGGTCAATTCGAAGGCCTGGATATCGACGCGGTGAAAGGCTTGCTCGCGAAGGTGGGCCAGGACGAAGAAACGAAGCTGATCGCCGAGGGCAAGCTCGACGAGGTGATCAATCGCCGTACCGAACGCCTGCGCACCGATTCAGATAAACAGATCAAAGCCGCCAACGAGCGTGCCGACAAGGCCGAAGCATTCGCTGCCAAGTACAGCGAAAAGGTGCTGGCCGATTCCATCCGCG